CCGACAACGAGACATTCCCAGTGGGGATTGGTCTGCTGTAACAGCGACGGGATCGCACGATCCATCAAGAGCGATGGCCTGTTGTAAGTCGGGATGATGACGCTGATCACGGGATCGTCGCCTCGATCATCGCGTGGCGGATCTTCCAGCGGGCCTCGTCCTCATCCCAGGTCCTGGTGGCACCCTCGTAGGTCGAGTCCCACGCAGCACCGTCGGGCTCGCGGTAGATCGGGTGCTTGTGTTCCACCACCGCGTCCCGCGCCCGCATGAACTGGTTGTGGCGCTGGGCCGTGAAGAACTGCTCGTTGTCCGCGAAGTTGTGGCCGTAGTCGGGGTGGAACGCGAGACCGGGAGCGTCGAACACGGCCTGCGGGAGGTAGGAGCGGCGCATCACGGCCTGGGTGCCGGCCATGTTGTGCATGTCATTCACCGCCACCACGTCCCAGCCCACGCTCATCACCTTGAGCGCCTGACCGAGCCAGCCCTGGTGGTGGATCACGTCGTCCGAGCCGAAGAACATGGTCTTCGCGTCATCCAGCCACTTCACCAGCTTGTTCATGCGGGTGACGTAGCGGCGGTCCTCGCAGTCGGAGTCATCGATGTACCACTCCTCGAGCTCATCGAGGATGGTCTTACTCTCGTCGTCACTGACGCAGAACAGGATGAAGTGCTCCTCGGGCGTGGTGGCGTGGATGTTCGCGACGAGGTCCCGCAGGCGCTGGGGCCGGTCGAGGGACGGCACGAGGATCGCGCAGGGCAGGAGGTGGTTGATGCCCCCGTTCGCGACCCAGATCGACCCGGCACCGATGTGGACCGACAGGGTCGAGTCCACGACACGCCGAACGTCGGAAAGCGGAGCCTCGGGCCATCCCGGGTTGGGCCAGAAGTCGTGGCCGCAGAACAACCCACCCGGAGCAAGGAGAGGCCTCCAGGCCGCGAGATCCGCCGCGACGGACTCCGCATCGTGAGCGCCGTCGATGAAGATCATGTCGAAGGTCTCGCCCTTCGCGGCGAAGTCCGCAGCGGCAGCGATGGATGCCCCGATGACCGGGATGACGTTATCGGCCCTGTTCCGCAGGAACTCCTGCCACAGCCACTCGGCTCCGCCGGCCTGGAAGCCCGGGTCGAAGTCCGTCTCCTTGGAGCCCTCCCAGGTGTCGATGGCAAAGACGGTGCCGGGGGTATTGTCCGCGAGGGCTGCGGTGCTGCGACCCCTCCAGGAGCCGATCTCCGCGATTTGCGTGTGGGTCCTGGCCTGCTCCGCGAGCCAGGCCAGCTCCTCTGGGGACATCCAGCCCTCGATGCCCAGGGCTCGCTCAATCATTGCGGCGGAGGACTGCGAGGCCCCAGATGCTCTCGTGGAGGGCTTCCCAGCGATAGTGGCCGCGCTCCACGAACTCGTCCACGGCCTGCTTGACGCGGCATGTCGGGTCGGCGTCGAGGGGGACGAGGTAGTCGTGCAGGACGATACGGGCGGGCCTCAGGAAGTCCGCGAGCAGCAGTTCCTGCCAGGTCAACTCGTAGGTGTGACCGGAGTCGATGAACACGAGGTCCGGGTTGCGTGGTAGCTGGGTAAAGGTCTCGGGAGAGACCGAGTTGCCGAGGATGAACCTCCACCGAGGATCGCCCAGGACATCGGTCTTGTTGTCCTGGTCGACGCTCACGAGTACCCCGTCAGGCGGCAATCCCTTGAGGAGGGCCTCGGTGCTACAGAAGGTCCCGACCCCAATCTCGACCACTACCTTCGCCTGCGAGGCGAGGTCCGTCAGTTGTCCGACGTGGGGGTCCATATCGTCGCGTTGAGGACTCACTTGAACATCTCCTCGTCACCCCAGTACACCGTGGGTTCCCAGCCCGGAACGTCGTTGATCCCGACGTAGTGGTCGGAGTCGCCGTATCGCTCGGGGCCGAAGGTGTAGTCGAGACCGAGGCGAGCGGCCATCTGGAGGACCGTCACCTCATTTCCCTCGCCGCCACCAACGTCCCAGATGTGGCTCGCGTAGAGGCTGGGGCTCATCGCCTGGGTGACGAGGAGCCTGACGTAGTCGCTGACGTGCAGGAGATCGCGCACCTGGTGCCCATCGCCGTTGATCGTGACCGTAAGGTCCCTGTCGCGGGCTTTGAGGAACCACGCGATCCAGCCCGACTCCAGCGACCCCTCCTGGCCCGGACCGTAGATGGTGCCGGGGCGGTTGACGATGACCGGGAAGTCGTAGGTGCGCCCGGCCTCGAGACTCCACGTCTCGACCATCTGCTTGGCCGCTCCGTAGGGCGTCAGTCCGTCTCGGGCCTTGACCGAGCTGGTGACGATCACGGGCGTCTGGCGGACGGCGGCGAGGTCCATGACGTTTGCTGCGGTCACCACGGTGTCGCGGAAGGTGTCCATCGGACGGTTGATGCTGCCCAGGGTCGAGCAGGACCCCGCGAGGTGGATGATCAGATCGGGGTGGGAGTCCCACAGGCCCAGCGGCAGATGATCGTGGGCGAGGTTGATGCCGGTCTTCTTGTCGGCGGTGATGACCTGGATGTCGCGCTTGCGAAGGGTGTCAACCAGATGTCTCCCGACGAAGCCGTCGGAGCCAGTGACGAGGATCCTCATGCCGGATCCCACTTCTTGCTCCAGATCTCGGGAGCGTACCCATCGACCACCCAACGCGGGAGCCCCTGGCTGAAGTCGTAGTTGACGAGGTGGATGCCGCCGTTGACGTGGAGCATCTTCGTCGGGTAGTCCACCGCGAGTCTGCCCTTGGTCTCCGTTGCCAGCTCCTGGTGGGAATGGGCGGCGAGTTTCGCCATCCTGTCTTCAGGCGACCCGAACCAGCCGAGATGCCAGCCGGAGTCAGGGATCCTCGGGTAGGTCTTCTGGCGACCGTCCCTGACCGCCAGCGGGCTAGAGCCGATGTGGCGGCGCTGTCCGATCACGGACCCGGCCCACGCCGTCGGATGGCGGTAGTGCAGGGAATACACGAGGTAGTACATCCACAGGCACATCGGCTGCCACGGCTGGCCCTTGAAGCCGTCCACGACCTCGCGGCGGGGGATCTCGTCCATGTCGCCGTAGATGACCAACTCGTCGCCGGGAAGATCAGCGAGGATCTCGCCGGCAGCCTCGCGCTGCTTCTCCTCGCGCCTCCAGTTCGGCTCCCCTTCGGAAGTCATCCACTCCTTCGACCGGAAGGGGATCATCGAGGTGTCCCCCAGCTCCGCACGCACGACCGTGATCGGGTAGTCGGCGTACCACCCTGTGGCGATGGCCTCGGTCAGAAGGTAGGGCTTGGGGATGCCGGAGAACGTGTGGTCGCCCTCGATGATGATGAAGCGGTCAACGACAGGTCCCAGCTCGAACAACCGGCAATCGAGCATGTCGAAGTCGTCGAGGAACATGACGACATCGGTGGTCATCAGCGGGCCAGGTACTCGGAGAAGTGCTCCACCGTGTCAACGATGCCGTCCTCGAGCCTCACGAGCACGGAGGGATGCATCCCGATGACCTCGAGCGTGGTCGGATCACCCTTGACGACCGATCCCACGTCCTCTCCTGGACGCATGTCAAGGTGCCTGATCTCGACGGCGATCTGCGCTTGCCTGGAAACCTCGTCCGCGACGAGGCGGGCGATCTCGTTCACGTCGGTCTCGCGACCCGTGCCGGCCTCGAGCGTGCCCAGGGGGCCGTACTTCTCGGTGCCCTCCAGGGAGTCAACGAGGATCCGGGCAACGTCACCGACGTAGATCATGTCCATGATCTGGGAGCCGTCGCCGTAGATCTCGATGGGCTCGTTCGAGAGGGCACGACAGATGAAGCTGGGCATGATCTTGCGGACCTTGGACGGGCCGTAAGGTGCAGACGCGCTCTGCCTGGGGCCGTAGGCGTTGAGGGCTCGGACCACGGTCATCCTGCTGCCCCGGAAGCGGACATGCATGTCCACGAACCGCTCGATGGTGTTCTTGGTGATCGAGTAGGTGTTGTTCATCCAGTAGTTGCCGACGGAGATGTTGACCAGCGGAACGTCGTACTGAGCGCAGGCCTCGAGGACGTTCAGCCCCCCCAGGATGTTCGTCTCCGCCGCAGGGCGAGGGTTCCTGATCGTCTCCTGTGTACCGAGAACCCCAGCCAGGTGGATGACCCCGTCGGCGTGGGCGACGGCCTCGGTGACGGAGGTGGCGTCTCGGACATCCCCGAGAACGGTGGTTGCACCGTCTGCGGCGAGTCGGTAGCGGGTGTCGAGGACAGAGACGAGGTATCCACGCCTGACCAGTTCCTCCGTGACGTAGCGACCGATGAACCCGTTGCCACCTGTGACCAGGACTGTCTTCACGATCCCTCCGAGGATGAGGATAGGTAGGCCCGCAGCGCCTCTCGCCAGGGACGCATCCGGTTGAGTCCCCGAAGGGTCAGCATACGGTTGACCATCATCTCCGAGCGCGGCCTCGGCGCGAAGTACTCGTCTCGGAACAGGTCGCTTCCACAGGCCACCACGGCCACGTCCTCGCAGCCGAGGGCATCGACCAGCTCGAGGGCCACGTCGTATCGCGTGCCCAGGCCGGGTGACACCATGTGGTAGAGGCCGTAGTAGGGCGTGGACACCAGGTCGAGAAGGTTCTCCGCGAAGTCGGCGGTGTAGGTCGGCGTGCCCCACTTGTCGTCCACGGCGGTGATCAGCTTGCTCCCGCCGTCGATCTGGGCGCGGACCTTGGCGATGAACTTGTGGTCGAGGGCGTGTCCTCCGATCATCCAGCCGGCGCGGATGATGTAGTGGCGCGGGAGCCTCGAGACGTAGGTCTCACCCGCGAACTTCGTCGCGCCGTAGACGTTGATCGGGTTGGGAGTGTCGAGCTCGTCGTAGGGACCCAACTTCTTCCCGTCGAACACGCCAGCGGTCGAGATGTAGACCAGCGGGATGTCGTTCTTGCCGGCGACGAGCGCGACGTTCTGGGTGCCTACGGCATTGGTGAGCCAGGCGTGGTCCTGGTCCGTCTCGCACCGTTCGAGATCCGTCTCCGCCGCAAGGTGGAGGATGAGGGTCGGGCGCTGGCCGCGCACCACCCTGGTGATGGCGTCGTGATCGCGCACGTCGAGTGGGTAGATGTCGTCTCGCGGGACGAGATCGGTTGCGAGGACCGAGTGGCCGGCACGCCTGAAGGCTGGCAGGACGGCGCTGCCGAGCATGCCGCCGCAGCCCGTGATGAGGACGTTCAAGATCCCTCCGAGGATGAGGATTGACGGGCGCGGTGCAACCGGATGTGCGCCGCGATGGTCAGCTTGGCGAGGTTCTCGGGCACATCGTTGAGTTTGTTCTCGTCGATGTGGTGGATCACGTTGCCGCGCCCGACGACCTCGCCGGGGTTGGCTGCGAGCCAGACCAGGTGGGCTCTCGGGACGTAGCGACGACGGTCGGGGTCCCAGACCCGGATATGTCCTGAGTCGTCGAGGACCTCGCCGCCCTTCCAGTTAGGGGCGTCAGGGCCACGCTTGCCGGCGTTGGCCCGCCCGACCCTCGGGTTGCCCTTGTTGGCGGCGGAGATCGCCGGCCCCCAGGAGTGGCGTCCACCCTTGGGGGTCGGCATCTTGTTCTCGGTCTTGGGACGGGCGGGAATGCCCGCCTTTCGGAGTTGGCGGGCCACGGTGGTCTGGTTGACCCCCATGATCGCCGCGATCTCCCGTGTGGACAGCTTCCGGTTGACGTAGAGCTCGAGGAGTAGCTTCTCGTCCATGCCAGAATGATGAGGCATGGCTCGTCGCATGTCTACCGGATTACTGATCTCCCACTCAGGGCCTCATCATATCTAATCTATGCTTCGTCGTAGGAGTAGTTCACCGTCTGCTGAGTCCAGTTTCCCGGGCCGGCAGTCGCGCCGACGGCGAGCTGCATGACGAGGTACTTCGTCCAGGCGTTGA